AAGGCCTGTTCGCTGCCTGTGGGATGCCCGGTTTTGTCCCACAGCGGGGCCGCCTGATAACTGCCGTCTGGGAGCCCTGCTAACTCGTCTTTGCCTTGGATTTTTGCCAGGAAGGCGGCGAAAGGTCCCTCGCTAAACTCGCGCTCACCGCTGCCTTTCGTATAATCTCTGCCTCCTCCGCTAGCGGCTTGAGCACCATAGAAGGCTCCCAGTGCATCACTAAACCGCCCTCTTGCCCAATCTCCGTAGGAGCCAGTTTGTGGTATACCCGCAGTCTTGAGACGCTGAAGGAACATAGGCAACCCACCTAGTTCCTCCTCCCTTAGCCCCATATTATCCTCCGAGATCGGGCTGATGGCGCCCGACGTATCTTGTGCCGAAGCGCTGGGCGACATCCTCTCTTGTGGAGGAATGGCGCCCGACGTAGAGGGGGTATTCGCCAACTGGGCGTAATAACTGGGCGGGTACTCGTAATCCAAGGCCTCCTGAAACCCAGGTAAACGCAGTAATTCCCGCTCATCCGTAACGGCACGGCCGCCCGGCTGGGCCGTTACGGATCCTCCACTAACGGCACGGCCGCCCGGCTGGGCCGTTGCGGGTCTTCCACTAACGGCAGGGCCGCCCGGCTGGGCCGTTACTGTAAGACCCGTCCGGTCCTCTGCTGAGTTGTAGTTTAGGGTTCTAAACCCCGCCTGCTTCAAAGCATTCTGGGCTTCCTCCCAAAAATCGACGCCCTCATCATCGAACTCACCAAAACTAGCAAAGAAGTTGGCAAGTTCTTCTATCGCCTCGTCAATCGAACTATACTCCCCGGCCCTGATACTGGCTATAATGTCTTCTTTGTTCCGAAGGTGTCTGTACATGTTAGCCTCCTATTGTCCTTGTGCTCCCGGCCTTGGTGTGCCTGGAGCCTGTCTACCTGGCCCGTCATTGCTTGTCGCCTGTGACGGCGCTGTTCCACGTGCCGCCTGCGGTTGTACCTCTGGTCTCTGCCCGCCGCCACCTTGCTGCTGCCCGCCGTCCTGCGGCTTGCCGCTACCATCTGCGGGAGCGGGTGGCATTACGCCCAGTTTCACTGCCATCATACGCTGATATTCCATCAGGTACAGTTGCGCTATCTGCATCTCGCCACGGTTGGCCGCCGCCATCATCATGTCATAAAGCACGGCTTCCGGCAATGTCTGCTCGGCCATCTCCAGCTTGACTTTATCGAGAAGCTGCTGGCTGTCCTGGCTTTGCAGGATGTTGTCGTGAATGTCCATACGAGACAGCAGGTGCGTGTCAAGGGCTATCTGGGCCTGGGCCCACTTGCTCATGTCGTCCTGCGGCAGTTGACTGACCAGCCTCACTGTGTAGTCGCAGCTATCCTGCAACTCCTGCGGCATGATTGTCTGGTTGAAATACTTGCGTCCGGCGTCCACGCCGGATAGCCTGATGCCCTCAAACCGACCAGTCATGAACTGGTCGTAGAGCAGGTTGGCAATCTGCTTGTACATTGACTCCAGTGCCATAAGCCTGTTGTAAAGCACCGTCTCCGTCGCCTGCCGCAACTGGGTGATGGCGTAGCCGGAAAGCTGGAACGGGGTCTCGCCATAGGAACTGAACGGTAGCGTGGCCCGCTGTATCTCGCCCAATATCAGTTGCACATAAGCCATGGTCTCCTGGGCCATCTGCTGAAGCTGAAGCGTGTATATCTTGTCACCTGTACGGGTGGAAAGCGTCGTCGGAGTGGTAAACGGGTCTTCCTCCAACGTCTTGCTGCCGTCGGGGGACTCCGCTACGACTGTCTGCCGCCTTGCTCGTTCGCAAATCTCCAAGAAGATGGACATTACATCGTCAAGCTTCCCATAGAGCTCCCGTACACCAGCGAAGATGCTCTCCCCAACATGCTTTATCAGGTTGCTTGCATTCTGGGACTGTAGCAGCGGTACGGGGCCAACAAGCGCTAGGTACACAGGCACCCGTGGCGAACCGTGCGGGGTGGGCGGCTTCAGGTCTTCGCCATCTGTGAAGACCCAGTTGACCGCACCGTCGTAGAAGTCGTAGACCTCAATGCCCTCCCGCTCGGCATCGGAGCTTCCAAGTTCGGTTTCGGAATCCTCCCCAACCCCGCCAGAGATGTCAACCCCGTACTCACGTTTGATTTGCGCTGCGGTTTTCTTAATCTTGTAGCAGGCCCATTCCAGCCCGTCCGGGCCTGTGCCCCAGTGGATGTGCATCGGGTCCCATGTCGTGATGTCAACATATGTCGAGCCATCAGGCCGTTTGACCAGAAGGCACCTGCCACCAGTGTACCCACCGCGTACAATGGTGAAGAAAGCCTGCGCCGATTGCAACACGGGCTGCCTCATCTCGGCCAACCGTTCGTTGGCCGACCGCAAGCAACCGATGGCAAACCGCTCCTTCAAGTTGTCAACGGTGTCCTCATGCCCGCCCACCTCCATGTGGGGCGCACGCACAAGGAGTTCTGCCAGCGATGCCCATGCTATCACCTTATCGGCAAAGGAACGTGGGGCACTGGAGGTGAATGTTGCATAGTTCGGAAGAGCCTCGCCCGTCACATTGTCCCTATTGACATGCGGTGTGAGGACGTAGCGGCTGAAATCAGCCTCCATGCGCTCCGTGAGGGGCTGCATATCCAACTCCTGTTGATTGACCAGCGCAACGAGCTTCTTGCGAGTCTCCTCCAACCGGCGTCGCTCTTCCTCGGGGTCGGGCGGCTCAGGAATCATCATGTCCATGGGCTGCGCCATGGGGTCGTAGTTATTCATCATCTACGCGCTCCCGCACCTTATCCCGGCCCAAGATATAATACATGGCGGTGTATTCGGCGTCACTAAGTTCGCCCTCTGCGAACTGCTTCGACACAACGCCCCACAATATTTTAGCCGTGATAAGCCCTCCGGCATACTCATAAAGGGCTTCTTGTTCCATCATCGGGCATACACCCTTTCTCGCTTCTTCAGATGGCTGGGGCGTCTCCGTGTCTCCGTGCCGTACCTTCTCATTGGGATAAACTCGTTTCCAGCCGAAGTAACCAGCCCGAAGCGCTCGACAATGCCATAAATGTCAGCCTTGAGGCCGTCATTCCAGCGGTCATCCGGCTCGTCGCCCACTACATTGCCATCTTTGTCCTGCTTCCATGAGTATACCCTAGTTTGGCCGTCAAATGGGTCGGGATAGGCCCCAAACTCACTCAAAACGCCCCTGCAGGAGGGAGACCACACAATTCCAGGCCCTCCTGTAAGTGGATTCACCTTCAGGAAGCTCTTCATGCGCTCCGTCCCTTCTGCTATCTTCACCTTTACGCCCCTAGTTGTCAATCCTGCCTTCCGCTGCCAGATTTCAGCAATGGAGTGAGTCCCGTGGTGTTGCGTAGCGTAATTTGGGTCAATCACAAGGACTTTGTTGGAGTTCTTCCACCAAGGCTGCGTCATGCAAATGTCAATCATGTCCTCTGTAATCATTCCCCGTTCATATAATTCCCAGAAGACACGAATCTGCCCGCCCTGCGCTATCTGCGCCGCGTGAATGGCATGGGCGTGGCCGTAGCCAGGGTCTTCCCAGATGTAGAGGGGCAGATCAGGGTCGTATTCCACCTCACGGATATGCACATCGGCACGGAACTCGGTGAATACACGCCCCTTGGGAGGCGACGCGATGCCCATTATGCGTTCGAGGTAGAAGTCGTCGGAGGTCTGCCGCTGAAGCTCCAGTATCTTGGGGTCGGCTTCCCCGCCAGGGTAGAGGTGCCAGTTGGTGGGAGAGGGCAGACGGAAACTCTGCTCCGTGGCGCTACCGTGCGCCCACGCTGCGGCCAGGCCGGGATACCAGCCAAGGCTGCCCTCGAAGGTTCCCGATAAGTGTAGCCAGCCGTCTCTGGGCGCTATCCTTGACAAACACTTCCAGAACGTCTCCAGGTCAACCTGGGACGCCTCACAGACGACAATCCCGTGCGGAGCGAACATCGCCAGGGTGCGGGGGTCTTTGCCGCTTTTCGTCTCAATTCGCAGGCGTGGCTTGGGTTCGTCCTTGTACTTGACCTCAATGTAGCCCGGGTCTACCCGTTTACTGGACTCCACAGGCAGGCCAAGCTTCATGAGATCCTCAACAATATAAGAGAACTCGGCACGGGTCCTCTCATAGTCCATCGCCACCAGCCAATAGAGAAGAGTGTCGCCATCTGGACTGTCTTCATCGAAGGAATTGTGCCTAAGAGCGTCCTCCAGCCAGTGAATCAGGAAGTCTTTCGACGCCTCAAGCGACTTACCGCTCTGGTCTCCTCCGACCACCAGCTTCTTCTGCTTCCTGCTCCGCAGAATCTTCGCCTGCTCCTCGCCTGTGGGCTCAAACCCCACACGGTCGAAAAGGAAAGTAGCCTGCGGTGACAGGTTCCAGTTCTTCTTTGGAAGGGCTTCAGTGGTCATGGGCTACCTCATTTGGAACGTGAATGCTACCGGCTGCCATGCCATATCCGCCCTACACCGCCTGCAAACAGGCGGCTTCTGCGGTGGGTGCTCCTCCACGTGCAGCCTCAGAACCCTACTCCTGCCGCATTTCTTGCAAGCGTACACGTAATCAGGCATTTCAGGCGCATCATACCACATCACTCGTTTCTTAGCTCAGGCGGCTCGGTGAGCCCCGACTTCCGGCGTCCAGTGGGACTCTCGTTTTGCTCGTTTTTGTTGTTCACATAGTGGACGTCGGGCTTGTGGCGAGTCGTGGTCACGGCACCGGCTCCCGGTCCCACGGGTCAGGCCCAGCAAAACGCAACGGATTGTGACGGGTTATTGAATCTGTGTGACGGGTTTTCGCATGTTCCCCATGTTCTTCTCGTGAAGAATCTGTTTCAGAAGAAACATGGGAATTGGCCTCAAACCCGTCACACCCGTCACGCTCAGCTTTGAGACCGATGCCGATGTAGACCCATCCCAGCCGGGTGTGCTCCTTCTGAAACCGCTCCACCATCCGGCGTCCAAGGTTAGGTGGAAACGAGAAACGAGAAATGTTTTGTAGCTGTAGGGG